GCTAATTCCGACGCTGGAGCAGAGGACTTCTATTCAGCGGAATCATTTCTAAAATATGGTTCATCACTTAGAGTGGTTAGAATCAACACATCTCAATTAAACAATGCAAACTCATCAAGTGGAACTGCATTACTTAAAAACAATGACGAATATGTCAATACTTATCAAGATGGTTCTCAAAACGGAACTGTAGGTAATTATGTTGCAAAATACGCAGGTTCTTTAGGTAATTCATTAAAGGTTTCAGTATGTGGGTCTGCAAATGCATATTTCAACGATGCAGTGACAACAGTCACAGGAACAGAGTCAGTGGGTCAAACAACTATAACAGTTGGTGATTCATCAGGTATGTTCGTAAGAGACATCGTGAGATTTGCTGGACATAACAACGAATACAGAGTATTGACGATTCCTGATGGAACTTCAATTACTATCGAAGCACTTGGTCAACCAAGTGGAACAGGTCTATTAACTGCCGTCGCAGGTGGTGCTAACGTAGATAGATACTGGGAATTTTATAATTCATTTGATAAAGCACCTGCTAAGTCAGGAACAGCAACAGCTGCTGGTGGTTCAGATGATGAAATTCATGTTGTTGTATCAGACCAAGACGGATTATTCAGTGGAGTTAAAGACAATCTTAGAATCATATGGATTCGTATCACTTGCGTCAGACTCTAAAGATGGTCAAGGTCAATCAAATTACTACAAAAACGTTATTGCAAGAGAATCAGACTACATTTACTGGTCAGGTCATTCAACAGACTTACTTGCAAGTGCAAACGAAACAAGAACTCATTTACAATCTGCAACGACTACATTCGGTAGACCTTCTGCAGTTATCACTTCATCACTTGCTGGTGGAGTTGACGGAAGAGTTCCTACTGCTGGTGAGAAATATGGTGCATACCAAACTCACTTCGGTGATGCAGAAACAATAGACGTATCATTCTTAATTGCTGGTTCAACAAGAACTGATAACGGAAGTGGTGTCGAACAAGACATTCTTGCAGACCATAACACAATCGTTAATCAACTTATTGCAACTGCAGAAGGAAGAAAAGATTGTATGGTTATAGTTTCACCTAGACGTGCAAGTGTCGTAGGTGTATCAAGTGAATCTGCACAATCAACTAACGTGATTGCAGATTACGCATCAGTCACATCAAGTTCATATGTTGTATTAGACAGTGGTTGGGTATACCAATACGATAGATACAACGACAAATACTGCTACGTGCCCTCTAATGGACACACAGCAGGTATAATGGCAAGGTCAGACTTATTAAGAGACCCATGGTTCTCACCTGCTGGTTTCTCAAGAGGTCAATACTTAGGTATAACTAAACTTGCGTTTAACCCTTCACAATCATCAAGAGATGACTTATATCGTGCAAGGATTAATCCAGTTGTGACATTTGCTGGACAAGGAACAGTATTATTTGGAGACAAAACAGGTCTTACAAGTCCTTCAGCATTCGATAGAATCAATGTCAGAAGGTTATTCATAGTCTTAGAAAAAGCAATCGCAGTTGCAGCGAAATCACAACTCTTTGAATTCAATGATGCATTCACAAGAGCTCAATTCCGTGCTGCTGTAGAACCTTTCCTAAGAGATGTTAAAAATAGAAGAGGTCTAGTAGATTTCTCAGTATTATGTGATGAAACTAACAACACTGATACAGTTATAGATAGAAATGAATTTGTTTGTTCTATCTTCGTGAAACCTGCTAGAAGTATTAATTTTATTACTTTAAACTTTGTTGCTGCTAGAAGTGGTGTTGAGTTTGAAGAAATATACAGTGCAGTTTAAGGAGAAATAAATGGCAACTATAGACCAATTTAAAGCACAACTTATCGGTGGAGGCCCACGTGCTAACCGATTTAAAGTTTTTATACCAAGAGCTGGTAATAAGATTGAGTTCTTATGTAAAGCTGCTAATATCCCTGCGGGAACGTTGGGAGAAGTGGTAGTTCCTTTCAGAGGACACAACCTTAAACTTGCTGGAGAAAGAACTTTCGAAGATTGGCAGATTACAGTTATCAACGATGTTGAGTTCTCAGTAAGAAGTGGTCTAGAAGCATGGCAGGAAGAAATTCAAGCTATGGATAGTGGAGTAGGTTCAACATCTACAGATTATCTTATATCTAGAGCATTCGTAGAACAATTAAACAAAGATGACTCAGTCCTTGCGAGATACGAGTTTTTCAACATGTTCCCAAAAAATCTTGGTGCAATCGAATTATCTTACGATACTGTTGATGCATTAGAGGAATTTACTGTTGACTTTACTTTCTCTCACTGGGAAAGAGTCAAGTAGTCTTTAAAGTGAAGAATTACCACACATTTTGGTGGTATAAATATTAGTATGGAAATTTTAGGGTTTGAAATAAATCGTAAGAAAGACGATTTAAGAACGATAGAGGACAAGAATCAAAAGTCCTTTGTCCCACCAGTTGACGATGACGGGACTCCCGTCATTGAACAACAGAGTGGTTTTGTATCGGGAGCAGCCTATGGGTCGTTTGTCGATATGGAAGGCGGTGTCAAGAATGAAGCGGAACTTATTCGAAGATACCGAGAAACGTCTTTGGTGCCAGAGTGTGACTCTGCAATCGAAGACATAGTTAATGAGTGTATCACATCGGATTCGCAAGATAAGATTGTTTCACTCGATATGGGAAACGTTAAACTCTCCGATAGTATCAAAACAAAGATACACGCCGAGTTCAATCACATTCTTGCTTTAATGAAGTTCAATCAGAACTCTCATGAAATTTTCCGAAAATGGTACGTAGATGGAAGAATATACTTCCATAAAGTCGTTGACACTAAAAGACCGAAACTGGGTCTTGTGGATTTACGAAACGTAGACCCTCTTAAAATTAAGA